GAGCTGTTTGGATCGCTGACTGGAATGACCTCAACCAGATCGTAGTCGGCCTGCTTGGCACGCTTGTCGCCATACTGAGGGTCGTACTCGTACTCTGTTGGAGCGTAGTCGCGGATGATGGATTTGAGGAGCTTGAACTCCTGCTTCATCGAGTAGTGCACACGAGCTTGCACGGCGCTCATTGTCTTGAGTTGACGCTCAAGCAAAGCCAGTGTCGTGCCCACTGGAGAGTTTGCGCTCATGTCGCTGATCTTCATGTCAGCAATCGAGCCAAGGCGACGTCCCTCTTCTGTGATCTTGTCCAGCAAGCCAGCAAGAACTTGTGACGGCTCTTTATATGGCAGCGCCATGATGTTGTCGCGCACTGATCCGCTTGGAACATCAACGTCGCGGAACTCACCGGGTGCAATTGGTGTGTCGTCACCCTTGATGCGAAGGCCGCGTGTCTTCAAGCCTCCGGGCAAGTTGGACAACGTACCAGCATCTACCAACTGGCGGATCAACGATGTACCAGCACGAGCGTAACCACCGATCAAGTGGATGTAGCCAAAGCCATAAGCACCAAAGCCCGGCACGTAGTCGTACTGAACAAAGTGATCGCGCTTGAGCTTGAGGGGATCGTCCTCTTTGTAGTTGCGGTAGATCGACAAAATTTTGTTTGTGCCCTTGTCAATCGTGATGATGTAAGGAAGGGCAATACCGTCTTTGTCTTCAAAGCCCGGCATGTCGTAGTCGATCTGAATTTCGCAGAACTGATAACGGTCATCGTCCGTAACAGAGTAGCCTTGCTCATCGGCTTTTTTCTTCTCGACGTCCGTGTGAGTCTGCATGGGCTCGCCCAATTCAACGTCACGATAAAAGCCTGCGACCTGCAGCTTCTTCACGTCGTTCTCTGTCTTGCGCATGATGTGTGTCACGCGCTCAGCAGTGCGTGCACCAGACGAGCCGTAAGGGATGATCACATCTTCAGCCGGGATGAACACCGCTGTCTGACGCCCCAAACTGGGATCGTAGTAAACCTTCTTGAACGCCGATCCAATCAAGCCCAAGTTGAACAGCATGCGCTCATGCTCTGGCCGATACTCTGGCATTTCCTCGGTCAAGCGGTAGTTCATGTCATCCTTGACTCGACTGGCCGCTTCTTCTTTGAGCTGGTCAATCGCGCCGATGATCTGCGTCTTCACTGGACCCTGAGCAGGGAACGTCTCGATGATGGTCTCAGACTGAAAGCGAACAGCAGCTTCAGTCAACAGCGTAGAGAACACACCACAAGCGCCGGTCCACGGCTCCGTGCGCTCTTCATACTTCATGCCAAGGACTTCGAGACCCTTGACGAACATCTCTGTCCAGTCTTTGCGAGAGGTGATGTCGGCTTCAACCATCGCCATGATGTCGGAGCCGATTTTTCCGAGCTCGCTCTCATCGATGAACTCGGCCAAGTTGTCATCGAACGCAGCGGTGCCAAAATCTTCTTCGGGCATCAAGTCAATCTCAAGTCCGTCGATGCCAATCTTGACGCCTTCCGGGTTCTCGATCTCGATCTCCAACACACCCTCTTCGCCAAATTCATCCAAGCCTTGCGGCGCTGCGTACAGGGATTTGTCCATCATGCTCGTTGCCATATAAATCCTCAATAGAATGCGGCTTTGCGCCGGAAGGACAAGGGTTCGTCCTGCTCGTCGGATTCTAGTCTCAAGAACCCGCCTTGTCGAAATCTCGTGATCGCCATAACAGCCGTGTCAGCCAAGTCATCGTGCGCCGCGTTAGGGAATGCGGCCATCTGATCGATCAACTCTCTGGCCCAACGTGTATCCGGTGCCCACACTTTCCCCGACTGGAAAATCGGAGCCACTGTATTCATACGAGCGATCTTGTCGTTCGACTGTTGGCGAGTCCCTCGGCTAGGTGTGTACCCTCTAATAAAGATACCGGCCTGCTGGTTGAGCTCTTGAATCAGCGAAGCGCCAGCAGCTTTAGCTTCCACAATACAGTCATCCGGCTCCCACTCCAAATAGTGAGACCGCGCCTTCTCTTTGAGCTCAGGAAACTCCATCCGCTTTTGAAACGCGTCCAGCAAAATGATGTTCGTGTCGTTCGGGTCTTCGTTTAAATAAAACACACCCCACGTCGTACAGGCCGAATAGTCGGACCGCTCGTTTTTCGTGAACGCCGTGTCCCATGCCTGAATGATGAACTCACACCGTGGCGGATCGTCCTTCTCCCAAATCCTCCACCAGTCCCTCTTGACGATAGCACCCTCTTCACCAGTAGGCTGCTGCTGGTACTGGGCGTTCCATTTCGCCGGCGGAAGTTCTTCCTTCAGAGCTTCCAGAAGTTCAAGCGACCAGAACTCAGGCCAAAGAGGATTCCCCGAAGGCAGGATAGCCGGGAACTCGATCACCCTCCACTCATCGTCTTTCCCTCGCTCGGCGGCATCCTTCAGAACACGGCCAATGAGGTCGTTCTCGCTCCAGCGCGTCGCAATAATGATGATCGCGCCGTTCGGCTGAAGACGCTGACGAGGCCCAGAGGTGTACCACTCGTACGCCTTGTCATATATAGAAGGGTCATGCGCCGCCAGTGTCGCCTCCCCTTCCGTATGTGGGTCGTCAATGATGACCAGATCAGCACCCCGGCCAGTCATAGTTCCCCCGACGCCGATAGCGAAGTACTCACCCACGTCATTTACAGCCCAGCGGCCAGCAGACTTAGAGTCCTGCCGGATATTCGTATTCGGAAATACCTCGTGGTACTGATCGCTCATCACCAAGTTCCTGACCTTACGTCCGAAACCAACGGCCAGTTCGCCAGTGTTAGACGACTGCATCACCTTCTTATCAGGAAATTTTCCAAGGAACCAAGCAGGCAGCATGTACGAGCCGAACTCAGATTTCGTATGGCGCGGCGGCATCGAGATCGCCAGCCTCTTCAATTTACCCGACGCTATTTCCTCGAACGCCTTCGCCACGACAGCATGGTGTCTTCCGTGAATAAACCCCGGCCACATCTTCTTGACAAAAGCCATGAAGGACGCCTGACACTTCTCCCGCTCCACCGCAGCTTTGTACTCAGCCACCTGCTCCAAGAGCTTCTCCTGCTCATGGACTGGCAACTGAGCCACCAACGCCTCAAGGTTATTCATTCAAGTTCCTTCAAGTGCTTGAAATTTATATACGCCGGGCGAATCGTCCTACCCACCCCATCCATCTTCTTGATCACTCCCAACTCCACCAACCGGTCCACGATCCTCTTCGTAGACCCTATCCCCATCTTTCCCCTTACATACGCGATATCCCTCAGCGTGGGCGAGAACCCATACTTCTTCCACCACTCATCTATCACATCAAAAACTTCTCTCTGCGCCGGGCTCATACCCACCTCCAAGCTCTCTTCATACGTAGGATCACTACGCCGAATCTTCATGTCCCTGTGGATAACTATGCGGGGAGAACTTCCACGCTTTAATTCTCCCGTTGTTTTATTATTCATCTGCAGTTTTCAACTAATACTATTTGCACCATTCCAATTTTCACAGAGGCTGCCTATTTTTTAAGCAAAATACCCCCCGGGGGTCAGCTTTCCAGCGATGACGGGGGGGTCTCCTCTGTGGAGGGGGGTGGGGTGTCTTCGGGATGGTTTTCTGAAGGGGGTTGTTCGAGTGGAATAGTATGTAAAGCGCTGCGGGACTCCTGTTCGTCAGTTTGGGGGCCCGGGTGCGGGTGGGTCTCGGCTCCGGACAATTCTCGCATCAGGTCATCGGCTTGAGCATCGATGATGTGAGCATCTTCGGCGCTGGCTTTGCTTAGGTCGCGAAGCTGGGCCATGATAGCCGCGCGCGCATCTTCGCTGCTTGTGATGGTGCGAACCTCTTTGCGCTCGGTGAATGCAGCCACTTCGGTAACAGTCCCCAACACCTTAGCCGCAGCCGTGATTTGACCCGGTTTTGCGTAAGGGTCGATGATGACTTTTACAAGGGATTGGATGACAAGCTCCCGTAAGGCAGCAGGGTTTCTATGTTTCGCCCCCTCCAAAGCCAGTTGGTAGGCCTCAATCTCCGCGCTTATGTCGGGCCGGGCTTTGAGCTTGTGCGCCTGATTCCCTTGGGTCTTGGGTAGAGCCTTGGTGTTGTAGGCTTTCCGATAGGCTGCAGCCCCGGTCGAACCCTTCGCCACTTCGAGCGCAAACGCCTTTTGCTTTGCGGTCAACTCACGGGCAGCACCCTTGCCGAGGATATGGGAGACGGGGACAGTATCCAGCCCTTCCCTTATCTGGGCTTTGGTTAGCTTCACTGGTGTTGGTGTCTTACTCATGGGGCCAATACTAGGGGAACAACGGAGGGACTGCAACCGCTTCGCTTTAAACAGCCCCGCGACACCCTTCCCGGTCAACCAGCGCACCCGGTCAACGCACCCGGCAGCCGACCATCAAGCCACCGACAAGCCGGGAATCAGACACCACCAGCAGCGCACACGCTACTGGCTTTCCCCTCTGAGCAGCCCCAGAGCCGCACCGCTTCGCTCATTGGGAAAACCAATCAAAACCCAAAACGCCATAAAAAAATACTCGGTCAAAAGGTATTGACCACCGCCACCGATCAGGCAGAATACATAACAGGCAGCAAGGCCTACAACCTAACACACAGGAGCAGACGACATGACCAAGCAAGAGCAAAAACAAATCGACCGCGCAACAGCCCAAGGCCGTGGGGCTTTGCTTCGCACGTTGGCAATCATCCACCGCGCAGGCAGCAGCCGCACACAAAAAGCAATCACCGCAATGATTGAAGAAGCAGGCGCACAGGATGAATTCACCATGCTGAACGGCGCATTACTGCACAACTCGGAAATCTAAACCACCCCCGCCCGGCTAACCACCGGGCATCAACCGGAGCCAACATCATGCATATGCACAACTACACGCACACACCCGGCCCATGGGCCACGGACACAAACGGCCTAATCACCGCAGGCCCGAACCGCTTGCACATCGCCCAGACCGCCGTCACGGGCATGGGCCGCGCAGCCGAATTAAACGCCAACCTACTGGCAGCAGCACCCGAAATGCTGCAAGCCTTAAAGCTGGCACTGGTCAGCATTGAGCGCACCGCCATGCAGCAAGGCCAAGACCCGAGCACCGACACCGAAGCCGCCATTGTGCGAGCAGCCATTACCAAAGCATTGGAGGGTTAAACCATGACCGCATTAAAAACAATCACCGCCGCCGCTTTGCTTGTCATCGCCGCAGCCGCAGCCAATAAAGCTATTCCCTACGACTGCCACACCGACACCGAGTGTGAAGCAGCCGAAGCCGCCCGGTGCTGGATTCTCTGCCAATGACAGGAGCCCAAACCATGAAACGCATAGAACACGCCCCGCATGACGCTGCATATATCGGCAGCACCGAAGGCCCCG